CAGAAGCTATCGTGACTGCTAAATATAACGCAGCGTAAGGGAGGGTACTAATATGGCAACTTTTGACTTAACAGCAAAATCAACCACTGGTGTTGGTGCTAACTCCATCGCAGCTCTACCTTCAAATGCAGGAACACATCATGTGCGAACAATCCAAGAGTATCTGGATATTGACGCTCTTATAGCAGCAGGTAACACTATTGCTAACGGAGATGTTTTCCAAATGCTTGAAATACCTGCAGGAACATTAGTTCTAAACGCAGGTGCTGAGGTAATGAAAGCCTTTACTTCAAGCTGTACTTTGGACATGGACTTTGGTGGAGGTGATGACATCATTGATGGTGCTGACATCACATCTGCAGGATTCTGTGCTGCAGGTTCTAATGGGCAAACCAACACAGTAGTAGGTTCAGCCGCCTCAACTTACACTCAATTCATCGGCACTGCTGATACGATTGATTGTACGATTGCAGGAGCTGCTGCAGCTACAGGTAGATTACGAGTCTACGCAACTGTGATTAACTGCAATGACCACGGTGCTGTGGATAAAGCAACAGAAGTCGATAGAGACTTACTAGCTTAAATTACTACTTAGAGGGCAGGTGCAGTAAAAACTTGCCCTCTATTTACATTAACAGGAGTATTTAGTGGCAACAACCTACATTACATTAGTAAATGACCTCTTGCGTAGATTGAATGAAGTCCCACTTAATACTGCAGGTGATGGTTTCTCTACTGCAAAAAATGTGCAAGCAATAGCAAAAGATGCTATTAACAATTCAATAAGAGAAATCCTGCAAGATGGTCATCAATTTCCCTTTCTTAAAACTACAACTACACAAACACTGACAGCAGGTACAGGTACATATGACTTACCTACTGACATGGCTAGTGTTGATTGGGAAACATTTTACTTACAAGCTTTGTCAAGTGCAGGTAATACTGCTCGTTCTTTACCTACCATACCCTTTGAAGAATATGTTAGGATATATAAGGCAATAGAAGAAAACTCAGGCACAGGAGCAAGAACATCTCCTGATTTAGTATATCAAACCTCAGAAGAAAAGTTTGGTGTAACACCTTTACCTGACGCAGCTTATGTAATAGAGTATGTTTACTATAAGTTTCCTGCTGACTTATCAGCATTTGATGACGAAATGATTATACCAGATAGATTTAAGTACATAATTATAGATGGTGCTATGGTATACATGATGCGATTTAGGTCTAATGAACAGTCTGCACAAATACATCAGGCTAAGTTTCAAGAAGGTATAAAATCCATGCGTAGATTATTACTAGATGACCCACTATTTGTTAGGTCATCCATGATAAACAGACCAAAGTTTACATCACAGATGCTAAGACTGAGTGGCTAGATGGTTGATTCAGTCTCCACGTTTAGAGCCGTTTGCAGGGGTGGTTTAAATACAGGTGCAGACGTTTTATCTCTTGGTGAAGAGAGTCCCGGTTCAGCAATACAGTTGCTAAACTATGAGCCAAACCTAGAGGGTGGCTATAGAAGACTGACTGGTTTTGCTAATAACTTTGGGACAGTTCCCGGAACAGGCTCAGTTTTAGGAATAGCAGTGGCTAACGGTGTTAATCAGGGAGTGCTTGCCTGTCGTACACCATCATCAGGTAACAACTATCTACATCATTGGAATTTTTATTTTGAATTTACAGTAAGTTCTGATTCTAACCTAACAGTTGGAGAAACAATATCAGAAAGAACTAGCTCAGGGGACTCTTCAACTAGCACAGGTGTTACTGGAACACTAATATCAAAGAGTTCTAATACTATCGTTGTTAATTTTGGCAGGATACCAACAGCAACATTTACAAACGGTAATTCTATATCAGATGACGGTTTTGGTACAAGCACTACAATAACATCTGTACCTGCTGTAAAAGGGTGGACAGCCGTATCAACAAGTGGCTCACCCACAATGACAGGTGTAAGCAAGGTTAGATTTACAGAGATAAACTTTGGTACACCAAAAGTAGTTTTAACAGATGGTATAAATCCTGCAGCTACATACGATGGGTCAACTTACACGCAGATAACAGACTCAAATGCACCAACAGACCCTAAGATAGGAGCAGAGTTTCAGAACCATTTGTTTTTAGCAGGAGACCCTGCACAGCCAAGTAACTTGTTTTTCTCTGCACCAACAGCCGAGACAGACTTTAGTCCTGCTAATGGTGGTGGAGTTATAAACGTAGGGTTTGCGATAGTAGCTATTAAGAAGTTTCGTAACGTATTATTTATATTTGGTAAGAATAATATTAAGAGACTTGTAGGAGACAACTCGGCTAACTTTGTATTAGAGTCAGTTACTTCAAATTTAGGTTGCCTTTCTACTGATAGTGTGATAGAACTAGGGGGAGATTTGTTATTCCTCGCACCTGACGGTATAAGACCTATTGGTGGTACAAACAAGATTGGTGACGTTAATCTTGAAACTCTATCTAAAAATATACAGTCTACTGTAAGAAATGTAATAACCTCAGAAGACCTAGACGCACTATCATCAGTAATAATTAGAAGTAAGTCACAGTTTAGATATATGTTTTCTACTTCTTCCTCACAAGGAATACTAGGAGCATTAAGAGAGTACAAGGGTAACATAGGATTTGAGTTTGCACAGACGTTTGGATTAGAGTGTACATGTGCAGACAGTGGATACATAGAACAAGAAGAGTTTGTATTACACGGTGCATCAAGTGGTAAAGTTTTTCAACAGGAGTCAGGTAACTCTTTTGATTCAAGTAACATACTGAGTATATTTAAAACTCCGTTTGTTTACATGGGCAACCCTGAACAAAGAAAAACATTCTACAGCACATCAACATACATGAGTGCAGAGGGGAACTTTTCAGTAGCTTTGTCTGTAACTTACGACTACGATAACACAGACATATCTACACCAGACAACTTAACTCTATCAACAACAAGTCCCGGAGCATTCTTTGATAGAGGTACAAACGTAGCTGTATTTGACACAACAGATATATTTGATGGTAATCCATCACCAGTTGAATCAGTTACATTTTCAGGCTCAGGTAAAGCAATAGCCTTGACATTTGTGACAGATGACACAAACGAGTCACACAGTATTCAAGGGTTCACAATAACACACGGACTAGGAGATGTAAGGTAATGGCAGGTTACGCAAGAACAAACACAGCCGATATTCAGTCAGGTCAGGTTGTTAAGTCTGCACCACTTAACGCTGAATTAAATGCTGTTGTTACAGCCTTTGCTTTTAGTGGTGGTCACAATCACGATGGTTCATCGACAGAGGGTGCGTATGTAGGACTAATTGCTGATGTGGACGCACTAAACAAAGTTGTAATAGACACTAGCAATAATCGTGTAGGGTTCTTTAGTGAGGTTAGTTCCTCAGCAGTAGAGCAGGTAAGAATCCAAGACGGTGCAATACTTCCAGTAACAGACAATGATATAGACTTAGGTGCGTCAGGAACAGAGTTTAAAGACCTGTATCTTGACGGTACTGCACACGTAGACACACTTGATGTAGATGAGAACGCTACAGTAGCAGGGACGTTGGGTGTTACAGGAGTAACTACCTTAGCAGACATTCTTAGTATACCTGATGGTTCAGCTTCTGCTCCTTCTATTACTAATACAGGAGATACTAATTGTGGTTTATTTTTTAGTGCAGCAGATACTTTAGCTTTTACTGCAGGTGGTACAGCACAGTTTACTATGGCAGATGGAGCTATTGCTCCTGTTACAGATAATGATGTAGACTTAGGTACATCTTCTTTAGAATTTAAAGATGGTTACTTTGATGGGACACTCCATACAGATGCAATTAATCTAAACGGCACAGCAATAACATCTACTGCAGCTGAACTTAACATACTAGATGGAGTAACATCCACTGCGGCTGAACTTAACATTCTTGATGGGGTTACATCAACAGCTGCTGAATTGAATATACTTGATGGAGTTACAGCGACTGCAGCCGAACTAAATATACTTGATGGTGTTACTAGCACTGCCGCAGAATTAAACATCCTAGATGGAGTTACAAGTACAGCGGCAGAGATAAACGTGCTTGATGGTATAACGGCTGTCGTGGGTGAACTCAACGCATTAGACCTTGGTTCTACGGCTGTAGGTACTGCCATAGCAAGTAAGGCTGTAGTACTAGACTCTAACAAAGACTATACTGGTCTACGTAATGTAACAGCCACAGGCGAAGTATCTATGGGGACTTTAGATATAGGTGGAACTAATGTTACCTCAACTGCAGCAGAGTTAAATATCCTTGATGGTGTAACGGCAACTGCCGCTGAAATTAATACTCTTGATGGAGTAACAGCAGTAGTTGGAGAACTTAATGCACTAGACCTTGGAAGTACAGCCGTTGGTACAGCCATTGCATCTAAGGCTGTTATTTTAGATTCTAACAAAGACTACACAGGTATTAGAAACTTTACAATTACAGGTAACTTAACTGTAGGTGGAACACAAACAGTTGTAGACACTGTGACAATGAATGCACAGAATGCTATAGTCTTTGAAGGTGCTACAGCCGATGACCATGAAACTACACTAACTATTACAGACCCAACAGCCGACAGAACTATCAAGCTACCAAATCAGTCAGGTACACTACCAGTATTGGCTGCAGACAGTGACACAGCTATTACTTCTACTCCTGCTGAATTAAACATCCTAGACGGTGTTACATCAACAACAGCAGAACTAAACATATTGGATGGAGTTACTGCTACCACAGCAGAGCTAAACATCATGGATGGTGTTACGGCAACAGCTACTGAATTAAATATAATGGATGGAGACACTTCTGCTACTTCTACAACTGTTGTAGATGCAGACAGAGTTGTTCTTAATGATAACGGCACAATGAAACAAGTGGCTGTTACAGACTTATCAGCATATTTTGATGATGAGATTACAGCCATGCCAAATCTTGTTACCACAGGAGCTTTGAATAGTGGTAGCATTACAAGTGGATTTGGTTCTATCAACAACGGTTCTTCTGCTATTACCACCACAGGTACAGTAACCTATGGAAGTCTCAGTGATGGTAGTATAACTATCACAGGCTTTGTAGATGAAGATGATATGGCATCTAACAGTGCTACACTTATCCCAACACAACAGTCTGTAGAAGCTCGTATACAAGCAGTTAATGGCACAGCTAATAACGTGTCAGGACTAACAGCCACAGGTGCAGAGCTTAACGTATTAGACGGTGCAAGTGCAGGTACAATCGTAAACAGCAAAGGAGTTATTTACAGTTCAGGTGGTAAGGTTAATGCTACAAGTTTACAGATTGCAGGAACTGACCTAACAGCAACTGCTGCAGAATTTAATTTATTAGATGGTGGTAGCACAGTTGGTACTACGACTGTTGCAGGTGGTGACGGAATACTTACAAATGACGATGGTACAATGCGTCAAACAAGCGTTGACACATTCGACACCTATCTTGCAGGTACAACCAAGACACTAACAAATAAAACTCTTACTGCTCCTAAGTTTGCAGATGGTGGGTTTATTGCTGATGCTAACGGCAATGAACTTATTATGTTACAGACAGCATCTTCTGCAGTCAATCAACTTGAAGTAACAAACGCTGCTTCAGGGGGTTCAGTTGTAGTAGGAGCATCTGGAGATGACTCAAACATAGATATTGATATTTCACCCAAAGGTACAGGTGAAGTGAACATAGCTGCAGGAAATTTAAACTACGCAGGAACAGCAGTAACTGCAACAGGTGCAGAATTAAACTTGACAGATGGTTCATCTTCTGGTACAATAGTCAACAGTAAGGCTGTAATCTACGGTAGCTCAGGTGAAGTAAATGCTACCACACTACAAATAGCAGGAAGTTCTATATCTGCTACTGCTGCTGAACTCAACATCATAGACGGTGACACATCTGCTTCTGCAACAACTCTTGCTGACGCTGACAGGTTTGTAACTAATGATAATGGAACTATGAAGCAAGTTGCTCTAACAGATTTAAAAACATATCTATCAAGTGCAGGATTTTCAACAGATGACCCCACGGCATTAGCCATTGCCTTGGGTTGATATAGGAGAGAAGCATGGCAAATACATTTAAATGTGTAACAAAGGCAGGAGTAACAAGTCTTGATGTTATATACACGGTGGCTAGTAGTACAACTACAGTTGTTCTTGGATTAGTCTTAGGTAATACAACAACAAGTCAGGTGACAGCTACCGTTACACTAAACACAGATACAGGTAATAGGTCAGGAGCTAACAATGAAGCTAATCAGGCTGTTGAACTTGTTACTAACGCACCAATACCTGCAGGTTCATCATTAGAGCTACTGTCAGGAAACAAAGTAGTGCTAGAAGCAACAGATGAAATAAAGGTATCAGCATCTGGTGCAACAGACGTAGCACTATCAATCATGGAAATTACATAATGGCATATGTAGGCAATCAGATAGCCACAACCTTCAGTACAGTACCATCTGTGCAAAGGTTTAACGGAGATGGCTCTGACACGACATTTACGCTGTCACAGACCGTCACTAGCGTTCAGGACATACTTGTGTCAGTCGATGGTGTAG